ATTAAAGGTTCTGGATTGATTTTTTTTATTCCAGAGGAATGGCGATACTCTTTCATTAATAACGAAGAAGTTTCTAAATTCGCCATTAAATTAGATGATATAAGTGAGTTGATACGAACCAAGCAATTTCATATGAACCATTCAAATTTTGCATTAATTAAGAAATTAATTTTACAAGCAAGAGAAATTATACAGCATCTCCCAATGCAAACAAAAAGTGGGGGTGCTGGTATGATTATGAATCAGTGTCATAGACAATTGCTAGATTTGAAGAAGAAATTCCTTCAGGCTAATTTTGAATTTGACGGTAGGAGAGTTGAACCAGTATCTATTATGCTTCAAGGTCCTCCAGGTAATGGAAAGACTGAGGCCACTGATCATATTGTAGCGGCTCTTATTAAAGAGCTTTGCTCTCAAGCTGAAGTAGATTCCTATATTGAATGTGCTAGTGATTATGTGTATACTGTTCCAGCCGAAAATGATTTTTGGGATGGATATAAAAGCCAGCTTGTTTGTCTGTTTAATGACTTTATGCAAGTTGTAGATAACGGCAATCCTGGTGAACTTACCAAATTCATGAGAGCAAAAGACACTACTCCATATATTCTTAATGCGGCGCATTTAGAAGATAAAGGGAATATGATTTTTGCTTCTCCTATTATATTATTAACGACTAATCAATCTCAATTTACTCACACGCCATCTATCACAGATGTTAATGCTCTTTATAGGAGAGTGGACTTCTGTTATGTGGCAGTTATTAAAGAAAAATATTCAGTTCCTTGTAGTAGTTCAGTTTGGACTAGGAAAATAGATAAAGAGTTGTTACCCAAAGGAAGAGACGGAGTTTCCTCTCTGCATCCTAGTATGATGGAATTTTATCCAAAGGACTTATTTACAGGCAAGCTCGAAGCTAAGATTTCCTTTAATGAATTGGTAACTATAGCAGCTGAGCGAAAAAGACTTACGGAAAAGTTTTTCGCTCAGAAAACTAGTGAACTTATAGAAACTATAAGACCCGCTACGCACTCTTATGTGAAAGAAAAATCTGAAGATCCCAATTATGACATCTTGATGGAAGAGACAGATGTTGAGTGTCAAAGCGGCTTTGACTTTTCGAAGTATAGGACTCTAGAGAATTACACTAAACCGCAGAAATTCGTAAATGCTTGCTTGTTTTATAAGACACATTGGACATTTTCTGATATAGCTAGAGACTTTGTTGCTCAAATGGATCAGCAAGATCATTCCTCTGAGAAACACTACTTTTTCCAGAATTATGCTTTATTTAGGAAAGTACATAATGGGTTTGGTAATGATTTGAAATTTGTTTTGGATTTATTGTCTCATGGAGGTATTGATTTGCTGGAGCAAAGTACTAAGAAGTACTTTACATCATCATTTGTAAGAGATTACGTGTTGCCCACTAATGAGCCTTATATTTATAGTGGCCCCTTACCAACTGGGGGTTTTAAGCAATTTCTTGAAGAGAGATTCTCGTGCCTTACAAACTTACAAAGAAGCATATATGAAACCTTAAGGAGTATTTTACCTTGGATGATTTCCTTATCTGCGGCTTTGCCCCTTGCTGTTATGGCATACAAGGCCGGAAGTAAGTATTTTAATAAGGAAGGAGAAATGGATGACGTTGAAGCTCAACGAGATTATTCTCAGGTTCGACAAAAACCTAGAGTTAAACATAATTCCGCTGAAGTTGTGCGTCCCCAAATGACACTAATAGCTGACCCTAATGGTGAAGCCCTTTTAGCAAGTATTCTAAAGAGTAATTTGTATTCCATATGGTACAATAAAACTAATGACTCACCCTCTGTTAAGATAGGCAATATCTTAGCTATAAAAGGCACTTTAGTTGTTATGCCGTATCATTTTATAAAACATTTGAACGTTATTGTAACAGATGATGTAGATCCTACCACTCGCTTATCAACAGTCACGCTTAAGAAGTTTAATGGAATGTATTTTGTTAATAACTGCTTTTTACAGATTAAAGATTTGATTGATAATTGCTGTTACAACGCTTCTATGCAAGCCACTGATAACATCTGTGTTAATATTACGAATAAGAAGTTTCCTATTAATAAAGATATTTCTCATCTTATTTCTACCAAGAAAGATGTGGAGAAATTACCTCGCAAAATTCCATTTGTCCTACGGTGTACTACAGGTGGGCTCTTCTCCTACTACTCTGGAGATGCAGCTAAACATGGTGATTTGCATGTGGTGGATCACACTTTTGGAGATTTTAATATAGCTAGATCCTTTACATACTCGTGTGCCACCACCGGTGGAGACTGTGGAGCAGTATTCACTATTT